GCTCTTTCAAGTGTTATAACGGATAAGTAACTCATTATTTTTTATCTTTTACTATATTTTTAACAGCTACACCAACGTTAATTAAATAACGCCCTCTTTCGGTTGTAACTTCTATAACAGAATCTTTTTTGTTTTCCAAATGCTGTTTTATAAATTTAATTTTCATATCTGATATTTTTATAATTTCAAAGATACTAAAAATATTCTTGTGTATTTAAAATATTTAATTACATTTGTTAAACAGTTACGGTCTGAAAGTTGGTAACTTAAAAACATTAGCCTTTTTATTAAAGTAAAGCATCAGACCCTTTGCGATAATTTAAAGGCATTTTTTATTTATAAAACTATGGAACCAGAAATTATTGGCTGTACATCAGCAGGATTTGAAGAGAAAGACGGTAAATATACCGCATTTGAAACTTTACAAAAACACGTTTATTTTATTAACGAAACAAGTATTGAACGAACTAAAAGAAAGTTTATAGAACGATTTACTAGAAAATTGCCAATAGAGGAATTGGAACGTATTTTTAACTTTAAAATGGAAGATGTCGAATTGGATGGGCAATATACTGAGGGTAGTAAGTTTAGTGTTGAATTGGAATCTTTACAAGAATATGATATTGACCCAAATAGTTTTGAAGCTCAAGGATCAAATTTAAGAGGTTCTTTATAGCTAAACAAAAAAAGCCACTCAATTATGAGTGGCTTTTTAGTTACTAACCAAAATTTAAAAACTATGCTAATGCTGTAGAGCCTTTTATAAAATAATCAGATGAGTACACTGGTAAAGCGAAGTTACCTTCAATACGAACAGTTACTTTATTTTCACGAACATTTGTACCGTCTTGCTCAAAGAACTCAATTCTCATTGATTCCTGAGTTAACAATTGCGCCCCTTCTAAATCTCCAACTACATAATCAGGAGAAGTCAAAGCAGTTGTTGCATAAGCGGGAATACCCATGAAATACAAACGACCACTAACGATTGTCACACCTTGTGGTAAATCATATTCACCTGATCCAGACGCTTTATTCAAGAAAAAAGAATAGTAAGCAGATGGACGTAAAAGAATTACGTTTGCTTCTCTTTCATAAGTATCTTCCAATACAGCTACGTCAGTAATGATTTTTTCAATCAAAGGAAGTGTAATTGTAGCAGTAGAAGCGGTGAAGTTTCCAGCTGTTAAAATACCCTTCAATTGTGGGGAAGTTCCATTACCGTATAAGATTTGTTGGTCTAATACGTTTCTAAATTTCTGTGGCAATCTACGTTGTAGATAAGAAATAAAGCCCGGTATGTTAGACATCGCTTTTCTTGTAACTCTAATCCAACCAGCAATAGTTTCAATTTGAACAGTTGCTTCAACTAAATCCAAATCGAATTGTGCTTTTAATGCTCCTTCTGCGGTTGGTGCGATTTCACCCTCTCCAACTCCATTTTCACGCATAAACGTAAATGAATTACCAGGACCAATTGAACCACCCGGCAAAATTTCATCCATGTGAACCTTACGAGAAGGACGCATGATGATTTCTGGAGAAAAGATTTGACCGTAACGATTACCACCTGTCACATTTGCAGTTGTAAAATCTCCAACGGCTTTAACTTCTAATTCTACTCTTTGGCTTTTCTTATCTCTGAACGCTTCAATTTCAGAAGTCTTTTCGATAATCGCTTTTGCTAACTCGTCATTAAAGTCACCTGATTTTGTTTCGATTTGCTTAGCTTGTAATTTCAAGTCTAATTTATCAGCATGGTCTTGAACCGCTTTAATATCAGCAATAAATTTCAATTCCATTGCTTCCTTAACTGATTTTAATTCAGTATCAAATGCTGTTTTTTGAGCCTCAGAAGCTTTATCGAATTTTACTTCAAATGCATCGATTGCCGTTTTAACTTCTGTAGCTGTTTTTGTTTCTAAGCCTGTTTTGATTGCTTCGAACTCTTGTTTTAATTCTAGGTCTAATGCCATAATTATTTAAAATTTAATGATTGTGAAAATGATTTTAATGCGTCTAATATAATCGGCTGTTCTTTTAAAGTGTCATTTTCTGACGGCTCATTTGAAAGTGATTTTAATATTGTTTCGAACTGTCTTAAACGTTCGTCTGAGTAATCTAAATTATATGCTTTTTGGACTAATTCCATTATGCCGTAATGCGACTTGATACTTTTAATTCCTTGTACGGTAGATAGTTCATTTGCTCCCCAAGATGAAAGAAAAGAATATTCTCTTAACATATATTCAGTAATAATACTTTTTTGCTTTTGGTCTCTTTGTAACACTTTATATCCAATTGATAATTCAGCATTCAAATTATTGTCATGCATCAATTTTACATCATGAAACATATCGCGTCCCAAGTCTTTTTTCATGTTAAATTGAGTCGTTGTAAGCAATCCGTAAGTATCTTTAGTATCAATAGTCAAAGGCACTCCAATCATCATAGTAGGGTTGTGATCTTTCAATACTCGAATACGTTTAAAGCTTTCGCTTACTGTCTTTTCAAATGAACCAAAAGCTGAAATGTCACCGTCAGAGTCTTTATAATTATAAGCGTTTGCGTAAGCAGTTATTACTCCTTTCGTTTCGTCTAACTCTTTTAAATCGTATGATAATTGTTTGAATTCCATGTTATAAATTTTTTATTTCTTGTTTTACTTCGTTCCAATAGTCTTGAACCGTTAAAACACTATCAACCCAAGTAATTTTTAATATTTCTTCAACCGCAATCAATGCATAATTTTTAATTGATTGTACGTGAATATTTAAAGGAGCTGAACCTCTATATGAATGAACAGTGTATTTACGTACTAATTCATCTGCTTTTTCTTTTGGTGTCATTTTATCTATTTTTTAATATTAACATCCCATCTGCGTCACGCTTCGGAATAAACCCAATTGTACACCTGCAATTTATAACTTGACTTGCTTTTCCTTTAGTATCGCCAGGATATAACAATGTACTTCCATCAGCCATTAAAAAATGCTCTTCTAAATCTACTATTTGACCATTTTCTATTGCATGATCTAAACGGGTTCTGTTATCTTTTGCACTTATCCATTTCTTAGTCATTACTAAGTTGCTTTGTTGAGCCGTTTGGTAAGCAGCTAAACCAGATACACTTGTTGTCTCAGTCCTTGCAATTCGTAACGCTTGCCATTTATAAAAAGTACCAGATTGTTTAGCGATTCTATAAATTTCATTTTGTAATTCTATAACCGTCGCATTCTCTTTTAACGATTCTTTAACGGCATTTATCAATTGTTCAATTAACGTACTTCTTACAGATGTTATTTTTATCCCACCTTCATTAGACAAAAATAGTAATATTTGTTCTAATAATACGTCATTAAACAAAATATTTGCCTTAGTTGTTTTCTCTAATGTCTTTTTTATCCTATTTCCGTAGTTTATACCGATTGTTGTATAAATTTCCACAAACATTTCTTTTATCTTTTCTTCAGTAATATTGCCGTCAATTACATACTCATACGTATTAAATCCAACGTTATTAATTGGAATACCTTCCAATATAGCCTTAACGTGTTTTTGTACTATTCTATACGCTTTACGTTCGTAAATAGATTGAAGTTTTGACCATTCCATTATAAATTAGCTTCATTAATAACGCCCTCGCTTACATCGTCAATCCTTTGAACATTGGTGGGCATCCAAACAACATTCATTCCGTCATCTTCTAAAGTTTCATAACCGAAAACCGTTCTTTTTTCATTTGGCGTAACAGGAATTAAATTTAATGCTTCGGCTTGTATTTTCATATCTACCTGCATTTCTGGTAATTCTGTAACATCCCATTCTATAACACTATTTTCATACCCTTTAAACATCGGTATAAACTCTTTATTCAAAGCGTCTTGTAATAATACTAAATCAGGTTTAATATCGTCTGTAATCAACTGTTTACGTGCATCAGCTGTATCATTATTACTTAATGCGCCTGTATTATCTTCATTCAATAACTTACTTGGAAAATTCAATACGTTACATATTGTTTTTCTATCCCAATTTAAGTAGTCAAAAGGTTTTAATTCGTCTGTTGTTAATGATATTCTTTGAAATCCTACTTCACCACTTGCGCCCGCTATTTTACTTAAACGTTCAGGGCTAGCATCCATTTCTACTAACTTCTCTTTCATTGAAGCAGCTTGCTCTGGAGTCCAAGGGGTACCCTTACCATAAACAAAACCAAAAGCTCCAGCAGATTGCAATGTCTTTATATTTGTGTCAATTGCGGAGTTTTGGCTATTTATATTTCTTAATGCTGAACGTAAAGGACTCATGCCATATAAGTGAGAACCTTGTAAGTCAAAGTTTGGATTACTATACTTAACATGAATAATATCTTTAGCCATGAATTTAATAGACTGATTGCCCTCAATCAATAAATAATGGTCTATAGGGTTTTCAACTGTTAACATACCCGCATTAGGCTTTAATACGATTTGCATTAAGTGAGCAGGTAATGCATAAACCATCATTGGAACATTAGCATTTGCCCCGTCCTCTGGAGACATGATGTATAAATAATAGTTCCCTGTAATCTTCATATAAGTTTTATACAATGCCCAAATATCAGCCCATGTTTGAGTTGGATTTGGTTGTTCTAATGGGAATTTAATTT